TGGACCCCGGGCCACCGCCTGACCTACTGGAAAGAAATCTGGGATTATGAGGACGGCTACGAGCGCATTGTCCTCAAGCACTGGCGGTGTTTGAAAAAGAAAGGGGACTGAGGTATATTTATACGTGCAGTTACACGCACGAAACATTCAATCTTCCCGCCCGGTGCCGGGGCTCCAAACCTCGGGTGTAACCGCTGGGCGGGAGCTTTGTTTATGAAACTGTGCTCAAAATGTAAGACCAACCCAAAGGCCCCCAATCACAACTACTGCCGTCAGTGCCGAAATGAGGCAGTTAGGAAGTGCATCAATGCCAAAGGAGGGGACTGGGCCTATGTCCTGGCCGATGAAGAAAGGCACAAGAAGGCCCTTGCCAGGAAGTTGGTGGCCAACTGGTTGAAGCGCGGGAAGATGGTTAAGGGGCCATGCGAAGTGTGCGGTGTCATCAAAGTAACCGCTCACCACGAAGATTATGGAAAGCCATCAGAGGTCCGTTGGCTATGCGTGGTCCATCACGAAGAGGCCGATAAGCAAAAAGAATTAGTTGACAGCCTGAATAAGGGGGTCTAGTTGTTCATTGTGGCCACCGTCCACGTTAATAACCGGCGCGGTCATAAAGGCCAAGCGGGCCGAAGCGACGTAAGCGACCGCCACTAGCTTCAAAACGCAGAACGGAAGAAACGCCCAGCGTTTGCTGAGCGGGGATTCTTCCGAGCCGTAACTGTAGTTTTGAAGAAAGTGAAATATTATGTCGTGTCCCACACCCGGGATTATTAAAGCCTGTGACTTCGGGCAATTCTTCATTGACCAGACGCCCAAGTTTGATGAGCTCATCATGGAGGATATCCGACCGACCGACGGTTGGCTCCTCAACGTGTCCACCGGCACGACCCCTATGGGTACGCCGGTTGAGATCACGCAAGACCGTTTCCGTTCCGTATTCCCCAACACCACGAAGCCGTGGGAAAAAGTCGTGGCCAATGGCCCCGGCTGCCAGGGTTCCCCCTGCGATCCCAAGGAACACTGCATCGGCTGGGGCGCGGATCGGCTCACTTACTACGCCGAACAGCAGACCTGGGCTACGCCGCTTCTGTGCTATGACCAGGACATGCACATCACCCATGCCGAGCAGCACATCTCGCAGTTGATTAACGAGATCCTGCGCCCGGCGACCACGGACATCTCCAGCAATTACCTGCGGAAGCGGGCGTTGCTGTGGGCCAAGCAGCACAACACGGCCAACGCCGCCCTGACCCAGTTCACCTTCACCTGGAGTCTGGACGCCAATGGCGACGAAGCCTTCTTCGATTGCTCGGTGGACCCGAACAACGTGTTCATGCTGGTGCCTCAGATGCTCCAGAACCGCTTCAGCCCGCTCATGCGGCGAGGCTATGCGGGCAAGAATCCGTTCAAGGACACCGCCCCGTTCATCGAGCTGGTGACCGACATGGATACCTGCTGGAACCTGGAACATCTGGGCGGGGACAAGGGCGTCGGTGGTGGTGACAGCCCGAATGTGCTGGGCAACTGGCGCTTCACCAACTTCAACGAGACTGAGAAGTACTGGCGGTATGGCTTCAGTGGCCAGATCGGCAACTTCATGGTGCGCGTGGACGAAATGGGGTTGCGATTCAACTTCGTGGCCGACCTCGGCGCGGGCTCGGCTCCCAACCGTTATCGCTACGAGGTGGTGCTGCCGTATGTTAACGGCATCACGACCGGCGCGGGTGGATCGGCAGGGCTCGGTTCCGACGAGAATCCCGACTTCGACAAGGCGCACTACGCCATCAGCTATATCTGGCACAAGAAAGCGATGGAGCTTCTGGTGCCGGATGCGCGCCCTCTCAATCCCGAGATGCCGTTCGGTCATCGGGACTTCGGTGGGAAATGGCGGTTTGCCATGCACGACCTTGGCGCTGACGCCTCGGGCGTGGCCATCAGCAACAAATGGGAGAACAAGGGGCAGTTCATCGCGTGGTTCAAGTACTACGTGCGGCCGCTCCACACGGAGTTCGCCGAGGTGTTCTTCCACAAACGCGAGCAGTTCTGCATCCCGCAGATCGAACCTTGCTCGCCTGACCCAGGCTATCCTGTGCAGAATCGCAATAGCTGCCTGCCGGTTTGCCCGCTGCCCGCTGGTTGGCCGGAAGAGCTGGGCGTTCCCGCTGGAACGACCAGTCCTCCGCCGCCTCAGGGCACTGGAGCTGGCCCGTTAGGCCCGCAGGAACCCCAGGCTTCACCGCCTGAGACTCCTACCAATCCACCCGACCAATAAGGATTTCTTATAGGTGAGGTTTGGTTGTGGTTATGAGGGTGTTGGGTTCTGGTGGTTCCCAACACCCTCAGTTAAATGCCTCCACGTTTTGTGGAGGATGATGGAACTGATGGTGGCTTGGTTAATGCCAACCCGATCACCAAGTTCCTGTTGGCTGTAGAGACCAGTATGATACAGAGACCGAATTTCAATAACCTGCTGGGCCGTAACCTTGGCCTTGTGGTTTCTTTCACCGATCAGGCTTCGTCCTTTGGAAATCATATCGTTAATATTGTCTCGCCCAGTCCCCAGCCACAGGTGATCGGGACGAACGCAGAGCTTGCAATCGCATCGGTGCAGAACGAACAATCCTTCAGGAATGGGTCCGAAGTGAATAACCCAGGACAGTCGGTGTGCCCTGACGGGGTGGCTGTGAGAGGTGCTGAATTGGCCATATCCGGTATCCTTAAAAATGGCCCCGCTCCAAAGCCAACACCCGTCTGGTTCCTGGCTCTTAATTACTCTTTGCCAAAAGCGTTGAAGAACGCTATCATTGATTATCATAGTTCAATTTGCGCGTTTGGGTTACAGGCCCGACGCGCATTCTTAATTTAACCCAGGACCCTATTATGGCAAGCCAAGATTACTATTCCGATGCGGCCGCCCCGGCGGCCACGGCTCCTAAATCCAAAGAATCTGCCGAGCCCAAGGAAGGTGAGAGCGACAACCAAACCGCCGAACTGCCTAAGGCCGTCCTGGGCGGCAAAGAGTTCAAGCCCGGCGAGGAAGTAGTCCTGCAAGTCGTGCAGGTCATGGAGGACTCGGTCCTGGTGAAGTACGCCAGCGCAGAGCCCGAAGAGAAAGAGGAAGAGCCTCCCTCGGCACCCCCTCCCCAGGCCGCTCCCGGAGGCGGCGGCGGACCGATGAGTTCGATGCTCGGTTAACTAAAGGAAAACTATGGCAATAGAATGTAATATAGCTGCTCTGGCCTCGGAAGGATCAGAGTTAAACACTTTGATGGACAAACAATCCTTCCAGGCGGTCAAGACCTACTACCTAGCCTTGATACTAAAGGCCGTCACTGGAGGATTTCAACCAGGATCTGATAATCTGTTTGATTACACAAACTGGTGCGAACTTGCCACTATGCTAAAGCAGTATGACTCTCTCCCTGACTATGCCCAAAGAGCGGCCTACATCGAAATGCTGGCCCAAACGGCGGAAGCCGCAGGGGTCCCGGATGATACCGTCAGCGAGACAGCCATTCGCAAAGCCTTGTCCTGCCTGTGCTGCTCGGTCGATCCCAAGACTATGCTGAACATGGAGATATTCCTACTCTGCAACCTGATGAATCAGTCTCAACAGTTGTAACCTATGGCCATCGACTGCGATCCCAACGCGCTGCTGGAAGCGTCCAAGTGCATGAAGTGCATCCCTAACGGGATGCAGCCAGAGGTCATTATCTACCTGCTCAACCAGATCCTGGGCACCGGCTTGACGCCCCAGCAGTTGATGGATGCTGCCAAGTGCTATAGGTGTATCCCGAACGGTATGCAGCCGGAGGTTCAGACTTACCTGCTCTGCCAGATCGTGAACAAGTGATCTCCTGCGATCCCAATGACCTGATGGCTGCGGCCAAGTGCTACAGGTGTATCCCCAAGGGATCATTGCAAGAGGTGATGATCTACTTGATTTGCCAGTGGGCCAATGGTGGCCCTCCCGTCCCTCAATTCTCCTACGAGCCTCCCACCGCTCAGATTAATTGGACCGACGCGAACGGCAACTTCGGTCCCGTTGACCGGGCGACGTTCTTTGCAACGGCGGATATTGCGAGCGTGTCAGACGTGAATCTGGATAATCAAGGAGTCACTTCCATCACTGCGCCACAGGCACTCCCGGCACTTATTAACTTTTCAACCCGCTATAATGCGACCAACTCACTCACGTTCGTTGGTTGTGCAAATCTACAGCTTCTTCGCGCCGACCTTTCAGGGATCACGTTCCTGACAGTAAGCAACTGTCCGGGGCTTATATCTATTCAGGCTTCCAGTAACCTATTTACTACAATGAGCGTGGGCAGTCTGACTGCTTTGAATTTTGCGAACTTCAGCAGCGGGCTATTGACGATTCAGGCAGTTAATACCATTTTGACTCAGCTAGTAGCTCTGGGAAATACGGGCGGATTAGTGAATCTGAGTTTACAAACCCCTGCCGCTCCTCCCAGCGTTGGCCCACCCGATGGGATCGCTGCAAAAGCGGCACTGCTGGCCGAAGTCCCTCCGTGGGCTGTGGCAACTGATTGATGAAACGCGCATTGCCGTCCTTAGTGTTCTGCGCCCTCTGCGTCAGCGCATGGAGCATAGCCACCGGACCCCCGCCAGTGCCGACCATCAAACGACCACATAAGAGCGCGGCGGTGCATCAGGGGGCGGGCTCGGCGAAGCTGATTGCCAAGATCGTGCCCGTGGTTGTTGCGACCAATACCACTGTTTGGGCGTATCCGCCCTCGATCAAACCCTCGAACTACTGGTGGAACATCGAGTGGAGCGCGGATTTCCAATCCTGGTCGGTCGTGGTCAGCAACGCCAGTGGGCCTTGCGACATCCATGTAAACAAGCTGGAGCCGATCATCTTTTACCGCTTGGCAGGAAGGCTGAGCCCGTGATACGTTGCGCCATGAAACGCTTATGTCCTGTCGTTCTTGTAATGGTCGTCGCCCTGCTCGCCTCAGCACAAAACCTTGTTTTGACCAACCCGCCCCCGGCTTATGTGGGACTGGCGTGGGACGCCGAACCAGCCAGCAACAACATTGCTCTCTACAAGCTTTATTGGGGTGTGGCATCCAGGACGTACACGAACTCTCTTCCGTTCACAAACAATACAGGAACGGTGTCCAACTTGATTCGTGGGGTGACGTACTATTTCGGGGCAACGGCAGTCAATACGAATGGTCTGGAGAGCACCAACTTCAGCAACGAGGTCTCCACCAACTCCCCTGTTCCCCCACCTCCGCCAACCGTGCTCAGGCTTATCAACGGGAACTGACCATCACCGAAGAATTGATCGTAGGATGGACCGCAATGGGCTGCACCCGCAAGCAGATCGCCGAATTGTTGCACCGCGCCCCCAAGACGATTGCTTGGTATTGTATGTCCATCAATCGCAAACTGGGATTCATTGACCCAGTTCGGTTGACGCACTACGCTATAGACTGTAAACTGATAGAGCTAAATCAAATCATATGACCGACACCGTTCAAGTTGCGCTGATCGTTACAATTGGCCCCACCATTATCGGGGCTTTGAATCTTCTCCATCAGATCATTGTGGCAAGAAAGGTCTCTGAAGTGGGAGACCACCTAAAAGCCGAGACAAAAGAAATCAAGGCTGCGACCAACGGCATGAAGGATGCCCTCGTGGCGGCCACAGCTAAAGCCTCGCACGCCGAGGGAGTGCAGGATGAAAAGAATCGGGCAACAGAGGCTGCCATTAGCAAACTGGAAAACGGAAAACAAATATGAACAAATCACTTATCGCAGCATCACTGGCCTGCATCCTGTTCACAGGCTGCTCCACCACTCCCTCCATAAAGACCACCGCCGCCGTCACCAGAGATGTTGCCGGACTGACCCGGATTGGACTGGACGTTTACCCTCAGGCCACGCCGGAGGTGGCTCTGGCGCGTGATGTCATTTGTGGCGCTGCATCGGTGACCAATGTGAACCCGGCCGCTATTGTGGCCGACCTGTCAAAACTCACCACCACCAACGCCGAGACCAAGATCATTGTGGACGGTGCGATGTGGGTGTACGAGCAGGTGTATGACCAGATCGGAACCAACACCACCTACCAGATCCAGCCCTACCTCCAGGCTGTCTGCGACGGACTGACCCAGGCCCTTCCGTCTGCTTCGCTCATGACGGTTAACGGCGTGCCGCGCAAGGTTCTGCTGCCGCCCCATTGGAAGTGACCATCTCCAACGGCATACCGAACTTGTTCGCCGTCGAGCAGGACATCCTGCGCGGAGGACAACCCAGCTCGGTTGGATGGGATTACCTCAAGAGCCAGGGCATTACCGACGTCATCAAGCTGAACACCGAAGAGGAGGGAGTTGATCCTGACGGTGCCGGATTCTCCATCCACCGCCTGCCCATTCCTTGGTGGCGGCAGATGATCTTTCGGCCGAGCCAGTCGCTGATCGTGGCTGCCGTGTCCTTGATGCGTCCACACACCTACGTTCACTGTGAGCACGGCGAGGACCGTACCGGTCTCATCGTGGGATGTTTCCGTCTAAGCCAAGGATGGACCAAGAACGACGCCTACTCGGAGATGCTGGCCCACTACTTTCACCCTGCGCTTCAAGGATTGCAAGGGCGGTGGAACTCCGAGATCGCTGCCAACTGGATCACCGGTAAGTAAGCTCGTGGTTCTTCCACAGAGAGCGAGCCCGATCCCGCAATTCCTGCTTCCACTTCTGGTCCCCATGCGAATGGGCGGCATTGACCACCCGGTCAATCTTGAATCCATGACGTCGGGCAATCTCCACCGCTGTCACCAGGGCATCGAACAGGTCGGGTGACCGCCCCATCTTAAGCTTGGTCTTGTCCTTAGGTTCCACCTCGATCTTGTTGGCCCCCACGATCGTCCACTCCCGGCTGCCGCCCTCAACCATCATCTCGTCGGTCATGCCCCGGAACTGATCGCCCTCGATGATGAGCCGGACCGAGTACCACAGCTCAGTCACGAACTTCGAGTAGTAGTCCTTGCAGACCACGTCGAGGCCGTTGGCCACCGGCCGATCGGTGGGCGGACCGCCGAACTCCACCGGAACCACGTTGGGCGACCACAGGCGTCCAAAGGCCGCCATCAGGCTGCCCCGGCCGGTGGAGTCGAACCCGAAGTTCTCGGGCGCGATACCCCGGCGCTCGCACTGGTCCTTGACCTGGGTGGCGATCTGATCCTCGGGCGTCTCCGCCACGGCATCCTTGATTGGAATGACCACCGTATCGACCAGGGCCAGGATCATCTTGCGTTCGCTGTCCAGTCCGAACTGCATTTCGACAAATACGCAGCGATCCCCGCCCACTCCCCGGTAGGCGGCATCGAACCCTCCGATGTGGGTGCGGATGCTGTTGAGCCAGAGCGGCTGCTCTGTTGCCCCGTGCTTAAGGCATAGCTGGCGGGTGATGACCCGGCGCGCGCCTTGGCCCCGAGGCATCCGGCCCTCGTCCATCATTGAGTACTGGATCGAGTCCTTGCCGTAGAACTTGATGTCGGAATCTATAGCCTCCTGGGTGATGAGGGGTATGCCGAGCTTTCCGTCCAGGTTGGGCGAATCACTACCTGGCAACTGGATGCAGATGCCTTTCGGGAACCGGATCTCCCAAGTCTTAGTTTTCGGTGTTTGGTCAATACCACCATCCCACCCTCCCAGATGGGCCGCTGGTTCACAAAGTACTCCCAGAGCATCGGTTGTGTCTTTCGGGTTGCCGGACCCCACGCACTTGAAGTCCTTGTTCTTGTTCATGTTTGAGATGGCATCCACGAACTGGCGCGGCAGGAACTGCAGTTCGTCCGCCACCATGCGCAGGTGACGGTTCTTGATGCCGACGTACTCCTCCATGCCCTGGAACGCCTGGCCGCGCTTGCAGGCCACGCCCACCAGTCCGTTGCGGAAGTCCCGTCCTTCGGCGGACTCGGTCTTGGGATCGCTGATCAGGCGCTGGCGTCCCTCGATCAGATAGCCCGGGAGAAAATCGTGGAGCTGCTTGGCCGACTTGTGCAGCTTCTTGATCTCGCCCCACACCCTCATCTCCAGGCTCTCCCGGGTGGTGGAGGAGACCAGTCCGGTGGTGGAGTTTGGGTAGCAGTAGTAGTCCGTGAGCAGGCAGGCGGCGGGAATGAAGGACTTGCCGGTGGAAGCCGCGCCGATCTGACCGATGATCCGGTAGTTTATCCAGCACTCGACCTGCAGCTCGGCCCAGGAATGCCACTTGATCCACGGCCATAGCAGTTTCATCAGCGCCTTGAAATGGAACTCCATCCCCTCCCCGGCCATCGTCTCGTCGTGCTTCCGCCAGCGCCCGCCCCGGAAGATCATCTCCATCTCCAGCATCACCGGGTTGGTATCGACGGGCCACTTCAGATTGTATTTCTCGATCTGAGCGCGCTTGGTGGATGCTGGCATCGGCCTCAAGATAGGCTATTGCGCTCCCGGCGGCAAGGTCGTAAGGTGGACTTGTGCGACGCGCCGCTCCGATAATCGCTTTGGTCCTGATCTGCTTTACCGTACTGGCCTCCACGCCCTCGTACTGGTTCAGCCAGTGGCAGGTTAAACCCGATGCCCAGCAGGCCCAACAGTTCTTCATGCTGCCCGGGGCCAACATCAACTTCACCTACGGCAGCAACCACGTCATCATCAACGCGACCGGCGGAATCGGGCCGCCTGGACCCGCTGGCCCGCCGGGAGCTAACGGCACCAATGGCGTGAATGGAATCAACGGAACAAACGGAGTTAATGGCACCAATGGGGCGAATGGGACCAACGCTTTTGTGAGCGGCTTGACTACCAACTTCGCGCTTCTCTTTGAGGACACCGGGCTTTCCAACACGGTCTTTTTCTCCAACGGCCTGCTGGTGGCCATCACGCCATTTGCTCCCGCCATTCCCGGCTCAATCATACTGCCAGGCGGCGGATACCTGATCCAACCCGGTGGCGGCACTCTGCTTTTACCATGAAAAAACTACTCGGTTTACTGACGCTGTTCTGCACCCTCAATTTAATGGGTGCGGCCAACTCCACGATCTTCAATCTGTCCCACATCACGGCAGTTCCCGCCGGATATTACATGCCGTGGGAGAATCCCGGCGTGCAGGACTTCTCAATATCCTGGCAAGACTTCACGAACCAACTCCTCTTCCAGATCGCCAACCAGTACTACGTCAGCAATGCAGATTGGACGGTGAGCAACAACCTTTGGATGATGTTTAGTTCAGGAGGAGCATCGACCAACTCCATCTCCCTTACTAAAACCAACGGGGTCGCTGTGACGGCAGTTTCCAATACCAACCTGGACTTTGTTGACGGGACCAACATCCACTTTACTGGCACGGCAGTTGGGGGAACGGTGAGGATTTCCGGCAGTGTCACCGGAACTGTTGCCTCGGCCTCGACGGCCACAACGGCGAGCATCGCCACCAATGGTCCAGATGGAAACGGCCTCGCCACAACAAACTTCGTCATCAACCAGATCGGGGGCATTGGGAGGTTCATGTTCCTGACTTCGACCACCAACACCGGGGCGCTCGCCGGTCGGACCAACAACTTCCAGGGATGGACTAGCGCCTCTTCTGTGACCGTGACGCAGGATATATCCGTGTTTAACACCGGCGACTACATCCGCCAGACGGTATCCACTCAGGCAATCTCACAGGTTCTTCAGGGGCCAATTTCTGTGACTTCATTTGCTTACCGAACGGGCGGAGGCGGGACCATCCAGGTCCATTATGAGATTTACGTTTACGATACGGTTTCCAACGTCCTCTACGAGCTGGGGCAGTCAGTGCCTCTGACGATCACGACGGGTCCGCCCACTGAATACGACTATTCGATCAGCACAACCCAATCGTTCTTCGCCACCAATTCCAGTCGGCTAGTTGCCGCTCTCAAGGTGGATAACGCCGGGACCGGGGCCGACGTGATTCACTTGGTCAACGGTGGCATCTACGATGCCCATGTGAACTTCATACAGGCGCTCAGTGGTATCACAATCGACGGCAGCCAAGTCAACGGCATTGTGCCTGCGGCAACCAACGTCTTCCCGGCAACCAACAGCCTCACGATCTCAGGGACCAACGTGACGGTGGACCTTTCCTTGGGCAACGCCTTCTCGCTGACCTTGAACGGGACCAACGCCTACGTTCGTGCGACCAACACCGCGCCAATGCGCTGGGCGAGGCTGGAAATCATCCAGGGCAGCGCTTTGACGAACACCGTCCTCTTTAACACCAACTACACGCAGCCAACGATCTACGGACAAACCCTCACGATGCCGACCAACACCGCCTTCAGTCGTCAGTGGGTGGACATCCAAGGTGACAGTTCGGGAAATACCAACACCCTCTGGCAGACGATCAAACCATGAAACAATTACTTTTACTGTTTTTTG